TACTGGAGCTTTGGCATCAACAAGCCTTGAGTACTAGCACTGTCACCGCCTGCTAAAGGCACTGTAATTTTTGATAGTGTTGAAATTGCCATTTAATTTGCTCCTAAGTTAAAAGTATTTATCATTTTATAGTTCAGATATCTCGCCTGTATTTTTCAGCCTTAGCGGAATGTAAATAAACTCAATGCTCTTAACAGGTTCAATAGCAACGTCTACATAAAGTTCGTTTCTATCAATTCTTGATGGAGTATTGTTTGTTTCGTCACATACAACTAAGAAGTCAAATAGTGCTCTCTGTCCTACAAGTTCAAGTAGTAAACTTTCAACCTGACCTTTAATCTCATCACGTGTAATCTTATCATTTGGTTCAAAGATATAAGGTTTAGCAAGTTGATTTAGCTGGCTACGTAAGTAGATAACCAAACGTGCTACGTTAATTCTATCTAGTGAGCTAGTGCCTCTTGAACGAGTCTTTTGACCAAAGTTAACAAGTCCTGCACCTGTAATAAACGTAATTGGGTTTACTCCTTGTGCATACAATGTATCTCTTTGACCTTCATTTAATGCAACTGTTACAAATTCACCTTCACTATTGATATAGCCTGTTGCACTTGCGTTAGTTATACCACCGCGTCTTGTACCTGCTGGTGCAAACCATGGATAGCTAACTTGATCACTTAGTGCCATTGTACGTAGCATCATATGACTTGGTGGAACAACAATGTTATTACCAAAGTTGTCACTTGTAAAGCCTGCTGGATAAAAGATTCCTAAGTAATCATCTCTACTTACTAGACCGTCATCATTATCTTCAGGTGCTAGTCTAGCGTTAGTTGCCCATTCGTTTAATGAAGTTGCACTTGGCTCTAATCTCATTGGAGCATCGCCTACAATAAATCCAGTTAATCCTCTGTCAAAGTTTAGATTGATCATTTCACCAATTAGTTCTGGATAACCTGGGCAAGCAATCAAGTTAAAGATACGTGCTTCATCATCACGAATTTCGTCGTTGTTATTAACAACACCTTGCAATGACTGTACAATAACTTTACGTTGTGCTTTGCGTCCAAAGCTACCTGATCCATCTGCTTGGTTTCCTGATTCAGTAACCCAGCGATCTTTGTTGTATGGCTCGCCGTTAACATTACTCATGTCTTCTTCTTTGTGACGTAAGTTTTTCTCAGAAGTGTTAATGTAGTTTTTAACAAACTTTTTAACATTAAATCCGCTTCTACGTGTGTTAACTAGTAGCATGCCTTTTGGATATAGTGCTGGATCTGGAGCATCTGGATCTAAGTAATTGTTTGATAATAGATCTTTAATCGATGCTGCTGTGTTTCCGTTTGGACCACTTGTTCCATAACGTGCATCAGCAAATATTACACCGTTCTCTGTTGTACCGTCGGACTTATCCAATAATTCCCAAGCATCAGTTGCTTTTCTATAACGATAAAGTACTGGATAGTTTTCTAAGTCAGAGCTATCAATCCATAAGTCACCATTTGCTAGTTCAGTTCCATCTGATTGTTTAGACGGTTGTGCTGCTGCAATAATTGGACCATTTGGATCAGTTTTTTCTGATCCAACAGCTGAGAAGTAAGGAGCAGCGTCACCAAAGTTAACACTGTCACTACCATCATATTGGTAACCTACCCAAGTAGTACCGTTATGTATCATAATATCAACTTGATCAATAATTGAGTTATACCAAAGTTGACCATCGGCTGCTGTTTCTGTTGGAGCAGTAGGACTTGCAGTATAGTTTAATGCTTGCCAGTTACTTGCTCTATAAACTTGTGGCTGTGTCCCAGTGTCTGTGCCTGGTTCAAATGCTACAAATTGTGTACCTGTATTTGCATCAACGTATGGTGAAATGCCTAATCTTACTAAAGAAGCAAATGAACCGCTTCCGTCTGTAATTTTCATTTCGCCGCCTTTGCTGTGCTTGATAACAATTCTGTTTTCAGCATCTACTTCAGCACTTACATTTGGAATGCCTGCGCTTGTAATAGCAGTTG